GGATACGCACGCTTGGACTTCTCCGCGCCTGAGCGCCCGCACTCCTTCCCGGTCTTGACATCGACCCACTTCTCACCGAACCACTTGCCGAGGCCACCCTTAGCCACGCTTCTTCACCCGGTTGTCCGCACCCGACCACGAGCCACCACGAGCCTTGTACTCCTTCGCAGCCCATGCGTTGGCATAGGCGCTGGGGTACACGTCGAACTTGCGCTTGGCCTCGGCCTTCACGCGGGACCACAGTGCGGGGTTGTTGGGCTTGGACTCGGCCATGTCAGCAGTTCCATGCCCGCAGGCTCTTATTGATCCGGGAGTTGGGGTCGTTAGCCGTCTTCTTCGAAGTCAGCTTCTTCTTCATCCCTTCCATCCGGGCACAGAATGAATCCCGCCGAGGGCCACCTTCGGGCTGCGGAGGCTTCAGTCCGGGTTTTCCCGGATTTGCTCGGTTGTATGACGCCCGCCCTGCGGCGTTGAGTCCGCCCTTGGGGTCCTTCCCCTCCTTGCGCTGCCATGCAGGTGTCTTAGCCATTACGCGACCCTCTCCGCAATGATGATGGCAGAAGGGATGGCCGGAACCGCAGGCGGGCCTGCCGCAGCCGCCGTGTGGTCAAGTGTCACGGCGACGTTCGCGGGCAACCACAACACCTGGACATACTGCCCTGCGGTGACCGTAACGTAGAAGGCAATCTGAAAGAACGTCGTACCACCGTCAGCCGCCTTGGGGACAGAGATCTTGGTAGCCGAGCGAGCGATGTTGGTGCCATCAAGCGCCAGCCAGATTGTCGCGGGGTGATCAGTGGAGTCCGAGTTTGCGAACTGGAGGTTGGGGGCAATCATGTAGGTGCCAGCCACAGTGAACGTCAGACGAGTCAGGTTCGACCCATCCGTCACCATCGTGATACCAGCACCAGCGATCTCAGTCGTACCGAACTTCACCGCCGTTGCAGCAGTCGTGCTGCCCGTCTGGTCGGTGATGTCCGAGAACGAAGCGTAGGCCCGGTTGGTGATGACCCCGAACGGCACCTTCCCGCTGAGCACGTCGATGTTGGTGACGTTCACCTCGCCCGTACCCTTGGGCGTGACGTTGATGTCGATGTTGGTATCGGTACCGTCTGCTGACAACGTGTTGTTGGTCAGTGTGACTCCAGTCGTCGCATTGCTCGTCGAGAACGTGCCGGACTCGATGGCCGTGATGCCGGAGAAGGTACCGGTGAACGTGACCCCGGAGATTGCGCCACCCGTGATGGAGACGTTGTTGGACGCCTGGGTAGCGATGCTGCCGAGCCCCAGGTTCGTCCGTGCATCCGCAGCGGTTGAGGCACCTGTGCCGCCGTCAGCGAGAGCAAGGTCCGTGATGCCGGAGATCGTGCCGCCCGTCAGGGCGATCTTGCTGATAGCGACCGACCCGGTGCCGTTGGGTGCGAGGACGAGGTTGCCGTTGGTGTTGGTGCTGGAAAGCGTGTTCCCGGCGAGACTCAAGTTGCCAACCCCAACCGACGTGGTGCCGACCTTGAGCGCCGTAGCAACCCCAGTGCCACTGTAGACGACCTTCTCCGTTGCGGTCGGGCCGTCATCGACATGCAGCAACTGATCGTACGTTGCGTTGATCGCGCTGCCGGTGAGGTTGGTAGGCATAGCCGCTCCGTTACTTCCGCAGTTCGCTCTTGAAGTGTTCCCACACGGCGAAGGCAATGAAGCCCATCACCATCCAGAATCCGCCAGCCGCTACCTTGCTGGCCGCATCACTCTTGGTCTTGTCCCACCAGGAAGCGTTGGCGATCAGCCGCTCATGAGCCACACGGTGTCCATGCGGATCCCCCCCAGGAAACCCCTCAGCGAACGACGCCCGGAGCGCCGCGAACTGCTTGTCCATATGCGCCATCAGGTGCTGCTCGTGGGTCGTGAGCGCCTGTTGAACGGCGTCCGCGATCATCAGTTTCACACGGTCCTCGGTCAGTGTGTCCGTGCGCCGCTCTGGGCCGTCGTAGGGTGGGCTCACTTCATCATCTCCAAGACAAGCCACGCCAACCATCCCGGCGCAGCGGTTGCGATTGCGTCCAGCAAGTCGGGCTGGCCCTCCTTGCGATACCACTGCTGCCACTCGTACAGCACGCCCACGGCGGTCGTGGTGTAGGCCAGGCACGCGCCCAGGCCGAACCAGTCGTGGATGAAGAGCGCGCCCAGCGCGCAGACGATGGCCAGCACGCCGAGGGCGATGTGGAGGAGTTTGTCGCGGGGCATGGTCACGACGGCAAATAGGCGCTGAACGTGCCGCCGCTCGATGTGACACGCGGGCCTAGGGTGTTGAAGTAGTTCACCACGGCGCTGGTGTCGCTGTTGATACCGCTGTTGCCGCCGACAACAGAACACCCATCAAGCCATGCACGCGCACCTGACCCCTGAACAATCCACCCGTACTTGCTTGATCCTGTGGCGAAGCTGTAACCGGCCGACACTCCCAGGTTCCAGGTGTAGCTGTTGTTCGTGTCAGCAAGAACGGGCCCAAACGCGCCAGTGTGCGCGCCGTTGATGCGAACCACATAGCCGTCGTGGTTACTGCTGCTGTTCTTGTTCTGCGCCGTAGAAATAGGGTTGGTCGGTTGTACTCCAGCAGAGACATAGAACGTGTCTACATCCCCGGCGAAGAAGGTCGAATCGTTGATTTCGACCCCATAAGATGTCGTACCCGCCGTGCTGGTGTAGTTCGCGTGATCGGCAGCACTTCGATAGTAGGTGCAGCCCTGCGAATAGCACCCACCCCCTTGGACATTGCGGCTTGCGCTTTCGGCGTACCGAACGGCGCAGTTTTTCAGCCACACCTCTGGAACAGCTTGCCCCGCCTCTTTCAGCACGTATGGATAGCGCAGCAGCGTGATGTTCTCAAGGTACAGCTTGGCGCTATAAACCAGCAAAGAGTTGTCCCCGCCAGTTGCGTACACCGCCTGCAGATTCGCCTTGACCGTGGTGTTGATGTTGAGCGTGCCGTCCCTGACGTACAGCTTCTTGGTCGCGCTTTCGTACCACCAGCCGTAGCCGGCATTGTTCAGATCGACCAAGCTGCCGTACTTGGGCATCGGGGTGGGAAGGCCGAGCGCGTCAAGCCGGTCTGAACGCAACAGGCGAATGACATAGTTTGATGAAACCAGCGTCGTCTCGTAGACGTTGCCGTAAGTGCCGTTTGCTGTAAATGTTGCGCTTGATACCGTATCGCCACTGACGCGGATAGTCACACCGCCGTAGGGTGCAATCAGCATTTTTGGCCTGTCGCCCTGCGTGTCTGTGTAACGGAACCCCGTGCTGTCGTAAGTCCCGGGCATGACGTAGGTCAGGCCGCTGTTGCTAGTACGCAGCGCCTTGTCAATCGTGGCCCACGGAAGCGTAATGGTCCCAGCGTTGGAATCGCTTCCGTTCGTGCCGTCTACATAGGTAATGCCGCCGGTCATAAAACCGCTGTACTTTGTATCCCACACATCGCGGATGTCTTGCGCCACGCTGGCTTGTCCTACACCTCGACAGCCATTGACGGTGAAGTCGGATGTGAACCAAGTGAAGTTGGAGTGCGGTGCGGTGCGGCCTTGGAAAAGCGCGGCGCGCGTTTGATCCAGAGCATCGCTTATCAGCAGATCGGTCGTTTCTTTTGTTGGCCTGACCACCAGATCATTGCGTCCGGCCAGCGCGGCGCGAGCGGTATCGTAATTGCCGCTTGTGGCGTAGTCGTTGATATTGACCACATCCCGCAACTTGCTTTGCACCGTGCGGCTGGTAGCGCCGGTGCCGGCTTGAATGAAGCCTACGAGGGATGAGCCGTCGTTGTCATCAAGGCGCGTGAAGGCAACCTTCTCAGTATCCACCTCGGCAATGGCTGCCTGCACCGTGCTGGCAGCGACACCGCCCGTAGGAGCGAAGCCGATCAGGGCGGCACCTCCACTGGCAGCAAGGGTTGCAGACTTTGCAGCCTCAGAGTCGAGTTCGGCAATGGCCGTGGGGATCGTGGTAGCAGCAATACCACCTGAGGGCGTGTAGGGCAGGTCCCCTACGAGCCCAGCAGCAAGTTGCGACCTGAGGATCCGCTTCGTCTCGTTCGCATCCGTGTCGAAGATGACGAGGTTGTCGTCGTTCGCGGTGCTGGCACCGGCGATAGCGGTCAGGTCAGGGATGCGCTTGGCTGCCATGTCTCATCCTTGGAAAGAGCGGGGGCCGAAGCCCCCGCCTATCACACCGTTGCGCTGAACGGCGTAACCTCGACGCCCGTGGCAACGATGTTGCCCTCAATGGCGTAGAGGTTGGTGGCGATGTCGACGAGCGTGATCAGCCCGCCTGCAAGGCCACCGGTCGTGCTGCCGTTCATCGTGATCGTGTCGCTGGTCGTCGTGGTACTGAACCCAGTACCCGTACCCGCAGCCTGATCGGTGACGAACAGAGCCCCCGACATCACATCCGTGTTGTCGGCCACCTTGATGATGTGGTTGTTGCTGGTCACTGCCGTCTTGACCGAGAAGCGGAACACCGCACCCGACCCCGTAGCCGCAGGCAACGTCGCCGTCACCCCAGCCGCACGGTCGAGAAGGATGACCTTCTCGCTGTGGTCAGCAACCGTCACAGCCAACGTAGCTGCCGTAGCAGCCACAAGGCGAGTGGACAGGTCCGCCGCAGCGTTGATCTCAGCCGCCGTAGCAGCAACCGCAGTCCCACCAATCGACGGGGTCACAAGGTTCAGGTTGTAAGCCGTCCCGTTGTTGATCGTCAGATTGTCTTGGGTAATGCCGCGATAGACACCCATGATGATCCCCTTTCAGGAGACAGGGGCCGAAGCCCCCATCAGGTTACGCCACGTAGCTGGCCTTGACGTTGGCCACGAAGGCGAACACGTTCACCACACAATTGGTCGGAACTGCCGTGTTGAGCAGAAGATCAATGGTGTCTGCCGAGCCGTAGACGACCGGGTTGGCGAGATTGGTGATGCCGTAGGCCAGCGCGTTGTTGGCAAGCGCGTTGGTGTACAGGTTGGTCGTGCCACCAGTCGTGCCGAGACTGAACGTCCCGGTCGTGTTGGTGGACTCGACCTTGGTCACCTGACAGCCTGCGGACAGGACCACGGAGCCAGCGGGGAGCTTCACGATCTCCATCGAGTCGCCAGCCACCAGTGCCGTAGCACCAGCAGCAGAGCGTGCAGCGATGATTTCCGCGAAATCGAGCTTGACTTCGAACTTGGAGATCTCGGTGACGTTCGCCGGGAACGCAGCCGTACCCTGATTGAACCCGAGAGAATCGGTGTATGCAGCCATGATGGTTGCTCCTTATCAGAACTTGATGACGGAGGTCGCCAGGGCCTCGCCCTTGGTGACCTTGTACCCGTAGACCTGGAGGCCACGGATGATGTTGCCGAAGGTCGACTCCGAGCGGATGGTTTCCATGTTCGTCATCTGGGACGCGAACGTGAAGCCCATCTTGTGCCCAGCGATGAGGCTGAACTCGGTAGCGCCGCCCACCGACGCCTTCTTCAGGTTGTGGCTCATGTAGACCGTGAAGCGGTCGATCATGCCCAGGCGACCATTGCGGACGATGGAGGTGCCGTCGCCCGTGAGCGAAGCGTCCTTCAGTTCCGACTTCTTGATCAGGCCAGCCATCTTGGCCGGGATGACCACGAAGCGGTTGTCCTCAGGGCAGTTCGCCTCGTCCAGCACCGTGCCGAGGTCGACCAGCAGATCGATCACAGCCGTCGTGCTGCCAGCGCCGTCCTTGGTCACGGTCAACGGGGACGTGGTAACGCCCAGGTTGAACGATGCCGAGATCGCGCCAGCCGTCGCGCCCTTGTTGGTCGACGCCACACCCGGAAGGATGTCGGTCAGAACGCGCTGGTCGATCTTGATCTTCATCCGCTCGGAGGCGTCCTTCGACCACGTGTCCATCAGGTTGATGTCGGACTGAACCTTGTCCACATCGTCCTCGACGCAGGCGAAGTACTCGCCCTTGTCGATCAGAAGCTGGATCTTCGGCTTGTCCGGGTTCTCGACCGTCAGGGTCTGGCCCTTGACGTAGTCACGAATCGTGATCTCCGGCGTAGTGCGGATGTTCACCGTGTCGCCGTACTGGCGAATCTCACCTTCGTAGTCGGTGTTGGAGATGGCCGCGAGCACCGTGGCGTCGTAGAAGTTCTCGATGAGCTTCCCGGACCAGATCTCGGGGATGAAGTTGCCGCTGTAGTTCGGGCGGCCGGGGGAAACAGGGTACGACATGATGTGTGTCCTCGAATCATGCAGTCATTTGGATGCGATTCTCACGCTGGGCGTTGAAGATATCGCGCTCGATACGATCCCTCTCCTGCTCACGGCCACGGTACTTCCCCGAGCGGACATCATTGAAGAACTTCTTGATGTCATCGGGAGTATAGACCTTGCCCTTGTTGGTTTGCGGGGTTCCGGCGCTGCGTGCGCGACCGGGGG